GCCGCGGTCCCCTCCAGGTCCAGAGGCGCCGCCGCTGGGCCCATTAATCCCAAATCCGAGTACTGGAAGAAGCGCAAAATCGTCGAGAACAACGGCTGGTGGGCCACCTACAAGAACGGCAACAAGACGAGCAAGATGCGCGTAAACAACACGGTTTTTTCATCTGTGGTCGGCTACTTTGAAAAGACCCCCTTCATGAAGCTCCCGTGCCGCCTCACATCCTATACGCAGACCTTCTTTGACCAATACAAGAAGGGCATTCCGTTCATTCAGGCGATTGATAAAATCTTCAAGACCCTGACCCCAGGACCCTATCAGAAACAGCTGGACCGCATCAAGGCCACTCCCAAGTATCGCATTGCGGATACAGCCTTCTCCTCCGTCACCATTAATCGCAATTTCAGAACCGCGCTCCACCAGGACGCAGGGGACTTCAAGGATGGCTACGGGAACCTGACGGTTCTGGAGCGCGGCAAGTACCACGGTGGCTTCACACTCTTTCCCCAGTTCTCTGTGGGATTCGACCTCAGGATGGGTGATTTCTTGGCCATGGATGTCCATCAGTGGCACTGTAATACAGAGCTCACAGAGACCGCAGAAGATAAGGCCTTTAACAAGACCTTGGAGCCCATCAAGTACTTTAAGACTAAGACGGGGGCGGAAGGAGCTGACAAGGCATTCTCGCGAATCTCCTTTGTCTGCTACGTACGCGAAGGGCTGAATGACTGTGATACGAAGGAGACGGACAAGTATTATAAGCGGATTGGGTTTAAGGATGATTCTGCTTAGTATATTAAATGGCCGATAATAAACCGATTCTCGAGGGCGCCGAAGGCTTCGCACAAATCTGTGAGCAACTCCTTGGACCCCAACCAGCTGCGATTGGAAAACTAGGGACGATTGAACTCCAACTCGCCTATTTCCGCTTCAAAACCAAGTCCCAGGGCCAGCCAGTCCCCCCTGAAATGCTGGCCCCTCTGACAAGGAACGCCGGTCTCTTCCCTCCCACCCAGCCAGTAGCTGCCAAAATGGCCGATGAGCTCCTAAAGTCCCTTCTTCACATGACCACTCTGAGTCCCTGGTGGGGTATTCCGCAGAGCCTCGAACTATTCAGCGTTCTCGCCAGACCGGCAACCTTTGTTACCCTTCAGAGTCTGGAATGTTTCCTGAGTCCCAGTCCCGACCATTGGTGGACCAAAACCCCCGCCAAAATACTAGTCATTAGTCCCTTCGCCAAGACGATAGAAGGGCAGATTCCGAAGCTCGACAAGGTCTGGCCCCAAGGTCTCTTTCACCCAGACACCACCTTTCAGACCCTCGCCTTCCCCCTCTCCTATGGCATCCAGGGGCCCGACGAGCAGTATGCCATGCGCAGCCAATGGACTGACTCCCTCGGTCTCCTGGAAGACATGAAGCGCCGCATGGATTCCCTCGACTATGACATTGTCATAGTGGGCGCGGGCATCTACTCCCTCCCTCTTGTGGCCCATGCGAAGGTCAAGGGACGCAAAGGCATCCACATGGGCGGCGCCACCCAAATACTGTTCGGGATTCGCGGGGGTCGCTGGGACGATATGAAGGAGTTCAAGCCCTTCTTTAATGAGCACTGGGTGCGACCGGTCGCATCAGAGCGCCCCGCCAATTACCAACAGGTGGAAAAAGGTTGTTACTGGTAGATAGAGAATGCCGATAGGATGGGGTAATTCATCAAAATATAGCTCGGGACTCGGAGCAGGCTCCTCTTGGTTTACGGCACCTTCTACGTCCTTCTCCTCGTTTACGAACCTGTCGCCGACAGAGGGCGGGGGCAATGTATACGCCTACATCGCAGCAGTTGTCATTATCCTCGTAATTCTGCTCATGTTCATCCACTATACCATGTATCCCATCTTCCAGCTAATTCCTGGGGGACCGGGCTTCCTCCCCATTCCAGGATTCAACGATGCGAAGGTCTACTGGAAACCCACCAGCACGGAGACAACCTTTCCAGACCTATCGGATGTGGATACATCCATCGGGTCTTCGACAAATAACTGGTCCTTCACGCTCGATATCGTCGTCACTAATCCCTATACGACCAATGGCAGCGGATACAAGGTGCTATTTAACAGGGGCGGAACCTTCGTCGGCAGTCCCAAGTTGAACTCGGCGATTACGGGAACCATCACCGACTACAATGTGGTAGTTGCTCTGGCCCCGAATAACACGGACCTCGTGGTCAGCATGTTAAATACCTATGAGAATCCGGAAAATGTGCTGGTCCCAAATATTCCGATACAGACGCCCTTCCGCCTGGGCGTGGTGGTTCTCGGGAATGCGTTCGAGGTCTACTTGAATGGACGGCTCGTCAGAACACGCACCTTTGCCTCAGGAAAGCCGGCGGAGCATGTGGGTCTGTTCCAGGGCCCGAAGCTGATGAATGCGCGCGTAGGGAATCTGATTCTGTGGAAGCGGGTAGCACAGGCCTCGGAAATCAGGTACGCCAAGCCGCCTCTCATGTCGGGCATCGACTCGGACATTGTACCTGCCTCTGCCAGTTGCGCGTCGCCGACCGATATGCTTTCAGATACCTTATCTACTATCACAGGGGCCGTGGGCCTCTAATTAAAAATTCTCTGATTCAGTAGTGACGTTCTATGGAAGGTTCTACAATGCTTATAATATTTGGCAGTATATTGTTGATATGTATTGTCGTATATGCGCTCTTGGCCTACTACTATACAAAGGAGGCTCCTCTCGACCTCGTCCCGAAAATGACGTCCCTGAACACCAGGACGGACATCTATAGCTCCAATCTGGCCGCCACCAAGTTCCTATCAGGGGCTGGAGGAACAATCGCGGGCATGTTCAATGTTCATATGGGAGACCGCACAGTGGCTCTTGGCTCTACAAACTACACCACCCTCATAGGTGTTGTGGGGTCCATCGAGCTACAACTCGTACCGGCAAATCCTTCGTCGCCGACGAAATCTACGGCACGTCTAAAGATTGGCAGTGAAATCATTCACCTCCCTCCCTTCCCACAACAGACATGGGTCTTCCTGGCGATTATGAGGGAGGGGCGGCGCTTCGATGTGATGTATAATAATCAAATAGCGGCCTCGCATCGTCTCGAGAACTACCCCACGGCCACGGCAAACACGCTTCAGATGGGCGGCCCCGCATTTCTGGGCAACGCAATTCACGTCAGCATCATCAATCGCAGACTTCTACCGGCCGAGTTGGCCGCATTGAGGGCCTCCTACACAGATACGACCGGCGCCCCTCCTACCCCCCTTCCCTTCCCCTTCCCCTTTTCGATTCCCAGCTTCCAAACGTTCTGTATTCCCGGGTTGCCCTGTAATCCTGTCACAACGCCGCCCCCCAATACAATGAAGCGATGGAACTCGATATATAGTTAGGCTGTATAAAAATCCGAGGTTCACTCAGAGTCATCATGAGCGCAATAGTAGCGACACTCGTATTTATATTTGGGCTGATTGCCCTATACTACCTCTACTCACTCCTATTTGCGAATCCAATTCCTGTTGTGAATATCCTGTCTGGACCGCAGTCAGGAAGCATCGTGGGGCCTACGGCTGGCAGTCTCCCCCCCATCTATCAGGGCGGACAGTTCAGTATTTCCACCTGGGTGTACATAAATAATTTTGCCTATAGCAACGGATATAATGCGCCGATTGTCATTCTCGGCGGCACGAGCTTCGACACCCTCCGAGTCTATCTTGGCACCAGCGGACAGCTCTGTGTCCGTGTTGGGATTACGGGCTCGACCCCCACACTCCCCATCAATGACAAGACATTCACTCAGCCAATTACGAATAGCGAAGTGGTCCCTTGCGACGTTCCCCAGATGAACCTACAACGATGGGTCAATGTGGTGGTGGCATTGAACGGAAAGTTGTGCGATGTCTACTTGGATGGTAAGCTAGTTCGCTCTTGCGCACTGGACAATTATTTCAACGTCGACACCAATCCCATTCTAAAGGTATGCCCTGCTCAAAGACCCAGTGTCCCAGGGTTCGGCGGCGTCATCTCCGCAACGAATGTATATGGCATCGCGCTTTCACCTGACGTGGTCTACAAGAACTATATGGCAGGGCCTTCTCCCGTGACCAACTTCTTCGACTATCTCACCTCCTTCTTTTCGCCTTCCCTCCAATAGATAATTTTAGTCCATCAGGATAGAGAGTATGAACAGCATAAGCAGTACGGCACCTGATTCACCGCTGATGCAGGTGATAATTGGACTATCCGCAGTGGTCGTACTATATATTCTTCTAGGGTCCCTAGAAGCACTTAGTACATATTTTAATCGTCTAAAGGGAAATCGTACGGAGCTGCTGCCCATCACCTATGTGACGACGGACCGGCCCTATACCTTTGAACAGAACCCCAATATTTCGGGACATGTATCCCTTCAGCTATCCAGTAATGAGCGCACCGGCGCAGAGTTCTCGTACTCCTTTTTCATGAATGTGAATGCATCCAATTTTAAGGCGGGAAATGCGGGGCTTCTTCATATCGTACACAAGGGGTCGCCCAATCAGTTCCCTTTGTTAGGACCAGGTGTGTACATGAATGCGGCCACGAATAAGCTCCATGTTATCATGAATACCTATGACGCCTGGTTTAATGTTGCGACGGTGGACAATATCCCTGTTGGAAAGTGGGTATATGTCACCGTTGTCTGTAAGGGGACGGAGCTGCTTGTCTACATCAATGGAAACATCAAGACGCGTATCGCATTCACTCAGACACCCCCCTATCAGAACTATCAGAGCCTCTACGCGTTTTCGGGACAGATTATTACGATGAATGCGTCATCTGTTCCGAGCATGGTAAATCTTCAGACACAGGGCGATAATCTCATATCGGATATGGCAGGTCTGAAGATTATGGGGGCGATGGCGGGTATGGTCAGTCGTCTCTACTACTTTAACTATGCGCTCTGCTATTCTGAGATTAACTCCCTCATGAACGAGGGCCCCTCGAAGACGATTGCTAGTGCGCAGCAGGGAATGACGACGCCCTATTTGCGAGATGACTGGTGGACGGCGGATTTTACCACATAGATTGGCGCTCTCCGCGCCAATCTATAGTCAAGATGATGTACCCGTCGCAAGCGACGGGTACGTTATGCGTGAATACACATTTCAAGTAAAAAAAAATATACTTATTTATTGTGGTTAAGACATAATAAATAAGTAACTTTGATAAGTCTATAAGAGACTGACCCCGCCCAAGGCGGGGTCGTGTTCCCTGGTGCGAGCAGGTTTCTCGCATCAAATTAGGTATGGCAGGTGGAGGTCTCTATGTACTCGTTGCCTACGGAGCACAAAATGTGTTGCTCAGTGGCAATCCAGACTTCACCTACTTCTACAAAACCTATAAGAAATACGCGCACTTTTCCGAAGAGTCCGTTACAATCGCCATGGATGGCCCCACCGAGCTCTTCTACGATTCGTCCATCCAGGTCCGATACAAGGTAAAGCGTGTGTCAGAGCTCGTGCGCGACATGTATCTCGTCGTGGACTTGCCCGACATCTACTGTAAATGGTTGGATCTGAACGACCCCACAGTTGCGAGGAACTCCCAGCTGAACTTCAACTGGACCCGCTACATCGGCTGCCGCCTGATTCGTCAAGTTGGCTTCTACATCGGCGGCCAGAAGATTCAGGAGTTCGACGGGACCTACATGCTCGCCAAGGCACAAGCCGACCTGACAAATACAGAGTTCCAGAAGTGGCGACGCTTAGTGGGCGATGTGCCCGAGCTCTACGACCCAGCCGCTGGCCTGTACGCCGGCGGGTCCGCGGCCGCCGGCTATCCCCTTGTCTATCCGGATCCGACCACAGGAAACGTCAATCGCCCCTCCATTCAGGGCCGCACCCTCCAGATTCCCCTCCCCTTCTGGTTCACAGAGTCGACCTTCAATGCGCTCCCCCTCGTCTCCCTCCAGTACCAGGAATGCGAAGTCCAGGTGACCTTTAACCCCATTCAATCCCTTTATCAGCTTCTGGATGCGAGCGGCAACACAGTAGCTCCAGGCTTCCGACAGGTAGGTCCTGACCCCTTTCAGCCCACCAATCCGAGCTACGTACAGTCCAATTCCCCCTACGACAATATCGGCAACTTTCTGACCGATTTCGGAGTTCCCGTGCCCCTCATTCCAACATGGTCCCTGAATCCCCGCATTGAATCTACCTACGTCTATTTGACAGACGAAGAGAGCACCATGTTTGCCGCCACCCCCCTCCAGTATCTCATACGCCAAGTGACACTCTATGACTTTGAAGGCATTGTGGGCCGCACATTCGCAGAGCTTCGGACCCACAACCCCATTAATCGCCTCTTTATTATCCCATATCGGTCCGATTCCCTTCCCTATCGAAATGATGTGACAAATTGGACCAACTGGGTAAATCCGTTGAAGGCCCCCTGGATAGCGCCGGCACAACCCTATCCGTCCTATGTGCTGACAGGGGAGGCCACCGGCCAACAGATTTTAGTATCGGGTCAGTCGAATATCCTACAGACCCTACGGATCCTGGGCGACGGCAACGAACTTCAGGAGGAGAAGCCCATTCAATATTTTCAAGACGTTGTTCCATGGAAGTATTTGAAGGGACGGCCGGACCCGAACATCATCGTCTATCCGTTCGGTCTCCACAGTCCTGGCACCCAGCCCGATGGGTCTCTGAACTCCAGCAGAGTCAGACTCCTCCAGGTTGACTTGAACCCCTGGCCCCTGGCCTCCACGACCAACTATTCCTATGAGGTTTACATTTATGTGGAGAATATCAATTGGGTCACTGTGGCTTCGGGTATGGGCGGTCTCAAGTATGCCCTGTAAGTGTGATTTGTATGTGTATTCTTTTTATAAAGAATCGTCAGGAGAATGCTGTCGAGCGCATATAATGGCGTGACGAACTATGTGTTTGGAAACATAGAATCGCTCAGAAACTTTACTGTTAATACAGGCATCATAGACTATGTAAAGGGACGCATAGGGTTCAAATCGAATGACGCAGAATATTTCGCTGACCCGTCGAATGTGGCCGTTCAAGACGGGTCGGGCGTAGACGGGTCGGGCGTGGACGCATCGGGTCAGAGTGCGACAGCCAAAGCAACCGCAGAGGCTGCCGTGGCGACCCAGCAGGCCGCCTCTGCGACCGCTGCTCAGTCGGTATCATTGATATACACCATTATTGATAAGGGACTCTACATTCTTTGGTGGATATTCTGTATTATCATTGGGAGTCTCGTCTCGAACCATTTGATTAATTATCCATGGCAAGTCCGCGTATTCCTATTCGCATTTATCATGGTGTTAGGAAACTTCTCGGACTATACGGAGCTCAATACAGTCTACATTATCGGCATCTACTATCTCATTAATATGCTCTACACTGCCTATCGAATCTATAGGAAACCTGAGCTGAAGGAGAAAGAGCACATTCTTCACACATTTTACGCGATACTTCCTATCAGAACTGCGAATAATACGTTTCTGGATACTGTTCTGTTCCCAGTCACCTATCTACAGAAGGGGAATGACCCGAAAGATACTTATTACAATCAGCTGACTGTGAATGGCCCTCCCTATATCGCGAGTATGAAGGAGAACTTTCCAAACTTTGAGGAGCTTGAAAATAATCGGGAGTTTGATGTTGGAAAGCTCTTTACTGCGTTTAAGAAGAGCCGTGATATAAAGGACCCGTTGTGTATCAATTTCCCAGGAAGGGATATTCTGAAGGAGCAGGCTGAAAAGGAGGCTGGAAAGGAGGAGGAGGAGCGAAAGAAGAATCCCGCGGCCTATGCTGCGAAGCAGGCAGCAAAGGCGGCAGCGAAGGCAGCAGGAATGACAGGGCCCACAGGAACGACAGGAACGACAGGAACGACAGGAATGACAGGAATGACAGGAACGACAGGAATGACAGGAATGACAGGAACGGCAGGGGCAACACCTGTCACAGCAGGACCAACGGGAGGAACAGCAGATAAAATAGTGGAGTCGGTGCGCACATCTACACGAGAGGGCCTGAAAGGGATGATAGAGCAATCGAAGGCGGCCTACCAATCATCGTCGAGACCAGGAAAGGGCTCTATTAACCCCAAATACATAACACCCCCCTCTACAAGCGTCTTTGCCCCTCGGAAAGCAGGGCAGCCTAGCAGATTTGCGGGTATCCAGGCGGGTATCCAGGATAAGTTCATGGGACTTCAAGGGGGTCCAAGGGGCCAACTGTCTAGTTTGGATAATATGATTGCCAGCTCAGCAGGGCGAATCATTGCGCAAAACCCTAGCGCATTCGCAAAAGGAATGATAGGCCGCTATTAACCACCTAAACCATCTGCGCATCTATACTGTAAATGAAACCCTTTGTCTCCATTCTCACACCCACTTACAATCGCCGCAAGTTTATTCCTGCGGCGATTGCAATCTACAAGTCCCAGACCTATCCGAAAGACCGCATGGAATGGATTATCATAGATGATGGTTCGGATAAGGTTGCCGACCTGTTTGCCGAGGCCTCCAAGACCATCCCAAATATCAAGTATATTCCGCTCGATGAGAAGCTTCTGATTGGCCAGAAGCGTAATATGCTGAATGACAATGCGAAGGGAGACATCATGATTGCTATGGACGATGATGACTTCTATCCGCCCGAACGTGTCAGCCATGTAGTGATGAAGTTCACGCAGAATCCGAAGATTCAGCTGGCAGGGTCCTCGGAAATGTACCTGTATTTTCGGTCAGATGGGGGCATTGTTAAGGCGGGACCCTATAACCCTAATCACTGTACGAACGGAACCATGGCTTACAGGCGCCCCTATATGTTGAGCCATCGGTATGATGAGACGCAGACACATGCGGAGGAGAAGTCGTTCTTGGATGACTATAAGAACCCGATGATTCAACTGGACCCGTTCAAGACTATTCTGGTGATGTGCCATGCGGATAATACGTTTGATAAGAATGGATTGAGAACGGGGAACAATCCGACACTCAAGGAGACATCGATGAAAATTAAGAGTTTTATTACTGACCGGGCCTTGCGGGATTTCTTTGTGTCCTGCTAAGTGGGCGACCTGCCCACACCAGGGAACACGGCTCCCCCGAAGGGGGAGCCAGTCTCTTATTTTACTATAACTAATTTATAGTTACTTTTAATAATATAAGAGACTGCCTCCACCCTTTAGGGTGGGGGCGTGTTCCCTGGTTAAGGTTGCGGCTTAGCCGCAACCAAAGGGCAGGTTGCCCACGATATAAAGACCCTCGATACAGTAGAGACTATGTCGGAACAAGGAGGCCCATTATATGACCAATTATATCAAATAAATACAGTCTTTTCGCATCCTATTGATGAGAAACAACCGGATATCTCCTTCGCATTTCTTAGAACTCCCTTGTACGCCCATCAGAGACGGATGGTGAGTGCTATGCATCAACACCATACACGTATGACCCAAGGATATATTGAGAACGGTCAATTAGTGACCGGTAAACTGGGACTGATAGGGGATGTGGCAGGGAGCGGGAAGACTCTGACGGCCCTCACCTTTCTAGGCTCCCAGAATCATCGTGCTATCCCACCAGGATTTGGCGAGCTCCATCCGCAATCCAATCGATTCTTTTCGTCCCATATTCTTCCCCCCGCTCAAGATGCGTCCTCCGTGAATGTGGTTGTCGTTCCGCCCCATCTCCTCCATCAGTGGCGCACAGAAGCGACTCAGCACACCACACTGGCACCCTTTGTGGTGGATAGCCGCCGCATTCTCCGCAATCGAACCACCCCCGACTGTATTCGAAACAGCCACTTCCTCCTGCTTTCCAGCCGGCTCTACAAAGACACCTACGACTACTGCCAGACCCACGGAATATCCTGGAATCACCTCCTTATTGATGAGGCCAGCAGCATCTACCTCGGCCCCCATGACCCCATCCCCTCCTTCCAGTTTCTCTGGCTCCTCACCAACAACTGGCTGAGCTTTCTCTTCAAAGATGCCTTCGTGTACTCGAACAGCCTTCACAATATTCGCGACCGAATCTCCCTCCACCCCGCCTGCGCCACCTGGCTCAACAGTATGGTCGAGCAGGGAGTCCAGCTGAATACGCGCATTGAATCCTCCCAGTATTTCAAGCAGATTATCCCCTGGCATCACTCGGCCCGCGCCTCCATGATTCTGCGCAACGCCACCACACACACCTATCCCTCCCTTCAAGAGGTTCAGGTCGAATGTTCCCCCCATTATACCTTGATGAATCTGCCCCCCAAATACACGGGGCCTCACTATGCCGGTCTGACGCACGAGGTCATTCCGAAACTGTTTCGGGCCCTTCAAGTCCCCTCTCATAGTGTGGATGCCATCAAGCAATACAATCCCAATCGCATAGAGCTGATTGACCGAAAACTGAATGACGACTGCTCCATCTGTCTGGAGCCACCCCAGAACAAGGTGCTTGTCCCCTGTTGTATGAATATGTCTTGTGGGGCCTGTATGATGCGCCAACTTATTACACACGCACAGTGTCCCTCTTGCCGAGCCCCCGTGTACCTACCGTGCCTTCTACCCGTTCAGGATGCGTCCGCCGAGCAACTGGTTACGCGAACCACAAAACATGACGTATGTATCACGCTTCTTAAAAAGAGCTTACATACACAAGAGTCCTATCTTATCTATACTATTTATGAGAACACATACTATCAGTTGTATCCAGAACTGATATCTCTGGGGATTTCCTGTGACAGGCTGGACCCCAGTCCCGCAAAGTTTAATAAAACAATTGACAGTTTTAATAGTGGAAGGACGAAGGTGTTATTCCTGTCCAATCTGGATTTGATTCGAGGGCTCAGTCTTACGAAGACAACACACATACTTTTTTTCTACGAACTACAGGTTTACGAACGGTATCAACTACTACTA